TCAAAAGACGGTGGTTTTATAGACGGCGTTCATGTGCTCGTAATCCATATAGGCGGCACACACGCCGAAGCCGGAATTGCATTCGCCCCATTTGGCAAGCGATTTCTCTTTGCAGGTCGTGCAAGGACACACGGGCGGCTTGCCTTTTTCAGGCGTGTAGATCTCGCCAGTAGAAAGCGTGATGCTCTGGATCTTGTTCATGGTCAAAACACCTCCTTGCCCTCGTGACCTCCGGGGCGGGATCTTGATTTACTGGTTGATAAAAAATCCGTCCGTGGAATAGTCCCACTCAATCGAGCCGTCAAAGTAGCTCCGGCAGCCGTGAGCGCAGAAGCTCCATCCGCTCTTGACGTTCTCCATTCCGGCGGTCGTGCCATTGGCCCAGCGGCAGAAGAAAACACCGCCGCCGGCGTTCCGGTAGGTCTCTCCGGCCTTCGGGCAGAAGGGGGAGCTTTGCGCGAGCTCCCAGATCTTTTCGATCCGGCCGTCCGGGTGATAGATCACCGTTTTCTCCTTGCCGTCATCCCGGAGCCCGGTCACAGAGACCGGCGAGCCGTTCTTGACAGCGTAACCCTTGGCCGCGTCGATGGCCTGCTGCATCACGGCAGCCTTGCCGATCTGCTGCCCGTCCTGCGTGAGAGTGAAGTGTAAGTATCTCATGTTCTCCTCCTTATTTCGGTGGGGCGGTGGTGCCGCCCCATTATGCTGCAGCCTGGCCCAGGATCAGGGCCACGGCCTTCTCGGCTCTGCTTGCTGCCACGACAAACATCATGGGATCCTTGGCAATGTGCTCGCTCCAGTGCTTGACATAGGCGGCGCTGTTGCGGAAGCTGTTTCCGGACTCCAGACCCAGGGTCGAGAGGATCGTCGCGGCGGAGATCTCTGCAACCAGCTCCTCGCGGCTGTAACTCTCGTCACCGAAGGCGGCGATCGCACCGTCACCAGCGAAGCGGTTCAGCCTGGACGCGTGGCCGGTGGAGTGGGCCAACTCGTGAAACAGGGTGCTGTAAAACTCCTCGATCTGGGAGAACTGGGTCACATTGGGGACAACCACGCTGTCGGTGCTGGGGGAGTAGTAAGCGCGATCGCTGTTGCCCAGGCGATCCAGGCGGAGCGTTTGAGCTCTGGCGACGTAGTCGGCAATGATGGACTCGGCTGCCTGGTTGTATGCGCTCTCGTCAATGCCGGCGACGGGCTCCAGGTGGGTGCGGGGGATCGTGATCACCTGGGGCGCGGGGTGGTGCTTGGCCTCCAGGCCTTCCACGTCGGTGTCGACGGAGAACACGTTATAGGTTTTCAGCACCGGGATCGTGATGACGATCTTCTTGCCGGTCTCGGGGTCGATCTCGTCCTTCTCTTTCTTGATCATGTTCCAGAAGACGATCACGGCGGACTTGGCGCCCTTCTTGATTCTGCCGCCCTCGGCCTTGCACTGGTTGAAGGTGATCATCTCGCCGTGCTTCCCGGCCATGTTCAGCAGCAGGTTGTTGATGCCCTGGTAGGGCTTGCCGCTGCGGCTCCAGTGCTGCACGGGCACGGTCACGGTGGTGTAACCGTCGATCACTTCCACACTGCGAGGGCCCCGAGTCGTCCAGGGCTTCGTCCAGGGCAGCACGCCCTCTTTCTCGATGGTCTCCAGCATGCGGTCAACGACCTTCTTGGCGATTTCGTTGTTGTTCATTGTTTGTGCTCCTCTCTGTTCTGGCCTGGCCTCCCGGCCGGCTCTCTTTGATGTGGCTTCATGATAGCATGAACGATTGCGGGCTGTCAATACATGCTTGCATGAATTCTCCGATTTCGTCAAAAATGCATGAAAGCATGAATCGGCTTTTGTGCAACTTTACATGCTTGCATGAACTTCCGGACAGTGATAGAATAGCGGGGAAAGGGGGTGGCATACACATGAGCACCGATGCAAAGCGTGCGGGAAACGCGCGGTATTTAAGTAAGTTCAAGACGCTGACCATCCGGGTATTACCGGAGGAGGCCGACGCGATCGCGGAGGCTGCAGCAGCTGCGGAGCAATCTGTACAAGGGTACATCCTGCAGGCGACGCGGGAGAAGATGGCGGGACCGGCCCAGGGGCTTGGCCAGGATCTCGACCAGGCTGCCCAGGCTGCAGCGAAGGCAGCAGGGGAGACGGTGCCGGCGTTCCTCCTCCGGGCGATCCGGGAGACAGCCGAGCGCGACAAGCTCGCCGCAGCACTGAAAAGGAAATAATAAGAGGCCGTCGGAGTGATCCGGCGGCCTTCGTCATATCCAGAGCGCACACACGCGCTCTTTCGCTTTCTTTCTTCTCGTTCTTTCTTTACCTTTCTCTTAAACCTACGTATCAGTGAAACGTAAGTATATATAATATATATTTATATATAACTATACTTGTGTGAAAAGAACGTAGGTTATACAGAGACGTAGGTTTTCTGTACCAAGGTTATCTCTTAAAACGTAAGTCCTACAGAAACGTAGGATCTATTCGTACAGTGTGAGTTGAGAGTAGGAGAGGAGAGAGGGAGAAAGATATAAACCCATGGTGAAGAGATCACGCGCGCGCGACCCCGCCGGGGCCTCGGCAGCTGGGGGCGGCAATCCCGACGGATCGTCATGCTTCGGAAGGCTTTCACCGACGAATCTTCACGAAATAGTGCGTAATACCTATTATGCGATATTTTCCTTTTGACACATCGGCAAAAGTGTATAAAAACCTGGGGCAATCAAGGCCTATTCGCCGATTAGACGCAGCGTGTACGCGATCCGCGGACGATCAACCACCGATCAACTACCATCGGGGCGCCTGGCCTGGCCTCGCGGGGCGTGCCCCTGGGGCGCGTGGTGTGCGCTGCCTGGTAGAGAGGGAGGTAAGGAGAGGGGGACCCACCCCACCAGGGGCGTCAAAAATCGGCCCCCGTCGAAACGCTCCCCCTATAAGAGAATCGTCACATAGTTCATTCCTCCAGCAAAACCTCTCGGCTCCGGATGTGACCGACACAAATGTCGGGAACAAAAGCAGGAGGACGGAGAAAAACAGGGGGTATGCTTGCAGCATCGGCCTCGAAAAAAACTACAAGTCCCCTGGAAAAATTGCGGCGCGGCGCCTTCGGCGCATAGGAAAGAGAGGGTTCCGCCGGCCGGCCTCGAAAAGAAAAAATGACGATTGCCGTAACATTCATTGACCGAAACGGGATTTCTGCTGTATAACGATAAGCGAAGGTCGGTTTTCATGTTCATTGTCCGGTCCTTCTGTCTGCCACAAGGCTGCTGGTTTTGCAGATACGCGTCCGGGTTCTCAGGGCATGGGGAGTCTGAACGCCTGCAGATCGTGGGCTGAAACAAGCAGCGCCGTGCAAACGTCTCTCTGAGCTTCACGGGGAGCACGTAACAATCGGCATCCCTCTTCACTCCGAAGCCTTGCGATCCTCGCGGGGTACTTACGTAGGGGCGGACAGGGAGAGAGGCCCTATGACCGGGGAGCCGTCGCAGCGGTGCAGATCCGCAGGGCCCTCTTCATGGTTCCTTAGCTCAGCTGGTAGAGCGCCTGGCTGTTAACCAGGAGGCCGCAGGATCGTAGCCTGCAGGAATCGCCAATGTTTATGCCCGTCGGGTGGATCCCGGCCACGACGATGAAAGCTCGCCCTTTGCGGAGGGAATGAGAAAGGCCCTAAACTTTCTATGCATCAGTAGCACAACGGTAGTGCAACGGCCTTCCAAGCCGAGGACGCGGGTTCGATTCCCACTTGATGCTCCACCGCCGCGGGCGTAAAGCTGGCAACGGCGACAGCGCCCACAACTTCCGGTGCCATCCCGGAGGCGGCGGACCCCTGTGCGGTTTTGGCAGAGAGGCAATGCGCCGGTTTGCTAAACCGAGGCCGGGGAGAGATCCCCGCGGAGGTTCGATCCCTCCAGACCGCGCCAAATACGGAAGGGAAGCCGGTAACAGCAGCGGGTGTCAACAGCGGCACCAGGGGCCGGCAGCGAACGGGTTGTGGTTACCCCTCGCACCAAAATGTACCTGTGGCGGAAGGGCAGACGCAGCCGCCTCAAAAGCGGAACCCTCTGGGGGTGCAGGTTCAAGTCCTGCCGGGTACACCATACGGGCCGGTGAGCGGAATTGGTATCGCAGCGGGCTGTAAATCCGTGGCTTCGGCACTCCTGGTTCAAGTCCAGGGCGGCCCACCATATACGCGTCGTGATGCCGGGCGGCCCCGGCACCGGTCCTGAAAACCGAGGGCATGTGAAAGCATGTGGGGGTCGGCACCTCCGCGACGCGCCACTTACAAGGAGAAGGTCATGGAAGAATACAAACGCCGGTTGATCAGCGAATACAGCCAGGTCAAGGAGCGGTACGACAAGCTCCACCGCATGCTGGTGATGCACGACGCCGGGACTCTGACCTTCACGCCGACCTGCCCGATCCAGCTGCTTCGCGATCAGGCTGCAGCTATGGGGAAGTACCTGTACATCCTGGAAGTGCGGGCGGAGATCGAGAGCGTATGCCTGGATCTGAAACCCGGCCCGCTGGATCAGTGATGCGGCAGAAGAACCTGACGCCGAGGGCCAGCGTGGCGGAGAGGATCATCCGCTGCCCGCGCTGCGGCGTCAAGCTTGCAGAGGCAAAGGCGAACGCCCGTGTGTACGGGCTGACGATCAAATGCCGTCGCTGCAGGATCCCGATTCACATTGAGCTGTAAAACGAGCGGTTAAGTCCGCATCTGCATATGTGCTCCCGCGAGCCTATGGGCCGGGAGCCGATCAGAGCCCGAGGGGCCATTGAATCAGACAAGACGTCTGGTTTGGTGGCCCCTCGTCTTTTTTGAGGAAATGGCAAAACGAAGAGTGGGTACAGCCAGTTCGGAGCAGGTCTTTGATCCCGGGAAGGCGAACCCGAAACAACTGGAATTTTTCGCGGCGACGGAGCCGCGTGTCTGCTACGGCGGAGCGAAGGGCGGCGGCAAGACCTGGGCCGTCCGCGTCAAGGCCGTGCTCGGTGCCATGATCGGTTATCCGGGAATCCGGATCCTGATCATGCGTGCCCACTATCCGGAGCTGGAGGAAAACCATATTCGGCCGATCTGCGCCATGGTGCCGGCCAACATGGCCAGCTATAACAGCACCACCAAGATCATGAGCTTCCAGAACGGGAGCTATATCAAGTTCGGACACTGGACCGGCGAAGAGTCGGAGCTGGAATACAACGGCAAAGAGTACGACTGGATCTTCATTGACGAAGCCACGCAGTTTTCGGAGAGGGCGTACAACTTCCTCTGCGGCTGCCTCCGCGGTACCACGAAGATCCCGCGGCGCATGTACCTGACCTGCAACCCCGGCGGCATCGGCCACAACTGGGTCAAGCGCCTGTTCATTTCTCGGGAATACATCACCAACGCGGAGAACCCCGAGGAGAACGAGAACCCCGACGATTACCGCTTTATCTTCGCCACGGCCGAGGACAACCTGGTCATGGTGGAAAACTCGCCCGGCTATCTGCAGTCTGTGGCGAAGATGCCGAACGCGAAGGCCTACCGATACGGTGACTGGGACGCGATCGGCGGCAACTACTTCAAGGACTTCTCCCGAAAAAAACACACGATGGCGCCGTTTCATATCCCGGAGCACTGGACGCTTTACCGCAGTCTGGACTACGGCCTGGATATGCTGGCCTGCATGTGGTGGGCCGTGGACGAAGACGGACGCTGCTGGTGCTACCGGGAGGTGGAGCAGAAGGATCTGATCGTCTCCGACGCCGCTGCGAAGATCCTGGAGAATACCGTGCCGGGCGAAAAGATCGCCATTACCTACGCCCCGCCGGATATGTGGAACCGGCAGAAGGTCACGGACAAGACTATGGCCGAGGTGTTCACGCTCAGCGGAGTGCCGCTCATGCGGGCAGACAACAACCGCGTGCAGGGACACATGTTGATGCTGAATATGATGGCGCCGATCCCGCTGCATGATCCGGCCGTCAAGGCGCTGTTCCCGGCTGGGAAGGCCCCTGACAAGCTGCCGGCGCTCATGTTCTTTGACACGTTGAAAAAGGTGATCTCCGACATCGAGAGCATCCAGGCGGACGACCGAAACCCCAACGACTGCGCAAAGCAGCCGCATGAGATCACCCATACGGTGGACGGCGTGCGCTATTTCTGCATCAGCCGCGCACAGGTTGCGCTGCGGGATGCACCGGTGGAAGAACCTGACGAAGACGAATCACAGGACTACGAGAGCTATATGTGCGGCGGCAGTGCCTCCGCATCCTACATCAGCTGCTGAGGAGGGTTGAATATGGCCAGATTGAAAAAGGACGGGACCGAAGCGAAAAAGACCGGCCCCGCCGTAAGATATACGCCCGAGGAGCTGCACGCCAAGATCGATGAATTTCTCCAGGACTGTGAGGCGAACAAGCGCCCGCCGCTCCTGCCGCAGATGCTGCTTTACCTGGGGATCAGCAAATCCACGATGAAGCGCTGGTGTAGCAAGGAGATGGAGAACAGCGACGCATACAACGAGGCCTTTGAGTATGCCCAGCTCCACCGCGAGGGCTACCTGCTGGAGCGCATGGTATCAGACAACAAGCTCGCCCAAGGCTGCCTGAACGCATTGAAGCAGCCGGAGAACGGCGGGTACGTGGACCGGCCGGCGGACACTGGAGAACAGAAGGTCACGCTTGTCATTGCCGGCGTGGGCGGCGAAGCCGCAGCAAAGTGAGGGGAAAATGAAAGAATTTATTATTCTCGCGGCCGTTCTGGTTGCATTGCTCCTGGCGACAGCTGCCGGCGTGATCGTCGCATTCAACAAGATCGGCGAACTGCAGGAGAAGGGGAAGGCCATTTACAAGGCCATCGGCCTGAACAACTCCCGGGCTCTGCGCCGTTGCTCCGACCTGGAGGGCAGGTGCCGCGACCTGGAACGCCGGTGCTCAGAGCTGGAAGCGTGGAAAGAAGAGACCGAGAAGAAGCTGGAGTCCGGTGAATACGGAGACGCGGCAGCCATCGAGAAGGCGGTTGCTAAGGGCATGGACAACATCTTCAACTATTCCTGGGAGAAAGCCATGAGCGGAGGTAAGCTGCCGTGAATGAGGTTAAACTCGGAATCTTCGGCGGAGAAGACCGGCCGGACTCTGAAAGCGCCTGGAAGCTCCGCGAGCAGGGCAAAGGGTTTAACGAGCAGATCCGCCTCGACGACACCGTGCGTGTCAACGAAAACTTTTATATCGGCAAACAGTGGGAAGGCGTGGAAAGCAACGGCTTGCCCACGCCCCAGCTGAATTTCCTCAAGCGCGTGGTGGGCTTCACCACGGCAACGGTTTGCACCGACAACATGAGCATCACGGCCTCGCCGATGGACGCCGCCGAAAACGTGGACGAGCTGGTGGAGCCGGTGCGCATCGTGAACGACGAGTTTTCTGCGCTGACGGAGCGCGTCTCCGTGCCAGCGAAGATCCGCGTCTTTGCGAGAAACGCCGCGGTCGACGGCGACGGGGTCACCTTTACGTACTGGGATCCGGAGATCCCGGCGCAGAGGGGAAGGCGCGGCGCCATCCAGACGGAGGTGCTGGACAACACGAACGTCTATTTCGGCAACCCGAACAGCCGGGAAGTTCAGAGCCAGCCCTGGATCATTGTGGAGAGCCGCGAGCCGGTACGCAGCGTAAAGCTGCGGGCCCGCAAGAATAAGATTTCGGGCTGGGAAGAGATCAGCTCGGACTCAGAGAGCGACCACAAGATGGAGAGCGCGAAGGCCACCGACAACATGTGCACGGTGATCCTCACTCTCTGGAAGGACGACGACGGGGAGATCTGGGCCTATGAGAGCTGCAGGCAGTGCAGCATCAGGGAGCCGTGGAGCCTGGGGATCCGGCTCTATCCGATTACCTGGATGCCCTGGGACCTGGTCAAGGACTGCTACCACGGCCAGGCTATGATCACCGGCCTGGTGCCGAATCAGATTGCCGTCAACAAGATGCTCGCCATGCAGGTCATCCATCAGACCAGGATGGCCTTTCCCAAGTACCTGTATAACTCCACCCTGATCCGCAAGTGGGATAACCGCGTGGGCGGATCGATCGGAGTTCCCGGCGGGGATCTCAGCAATGCCGTCCGGGTTGTGGAGGGAGTACCCGCATCTCCCCAGGTGAGCCAGTCTATCACGCAGCTGGTCAAGGACACCGAGGAAAGCATGGGCGCGACCGGCACCGCCATGGGCGAAGGACGCGCGGACAACACGTCGGCCATCATTGCGCTGCAGCGTGCAGCTGCTACGCCTACGGAGCTGACGAAGCAGAACCTTTACCAGACGGTGGAGGATCTGTACCGGATCTATCTGGAGTTCATGGCCACCTACTACGGAAAGCGTATGGTGGAAATGGAGCCTCCGCAGAAGATCCTGGAGGCTGCACAGTTTGCGGGGATGAACCCGCCGGAGAAGATCTCCATGGAGTTCGACTTCTCCATGCTGCGTGAGCACCCCATGACGATCAAGCTGGATGTGGGCGCAAGCTCCTATTACAGCGAGATGGCCAGCATGAAGACGCTGGACAACCTGCTGCAGCTGGACAAGATCGACCTGGAGGATTACCTGGAGCGCGTGCCCGACAGCTACATCCCGGGACGCCGCAAGCTGATCGCCAAGTACAAGCGCCTGCGCTCCATGCAGGAAGCGGGCGGAATGCCTGGTATGCCCGGGATGCCCGGCGACCCCGCGGGAGGCGGCATGCCCGGCGGGATCATGCCGCAGGAGCCGCCGATGCCCCAGGGCGGCGGGTACAGCACCCTGCAGCGCAAAATCAACGAGACCGGGCAGACGTCCGGACTGTTCTAAGCTTTTGACCGCAGACCCGCGGTTGAAATAGATCACTTCTTGAGCCGGTAAACCAACGGCGGAAAGGACACACATGGACGAAAACGTCAACTACACGGCCGAGGCCGAGGAAATCGAAGCCGATACCGCCTCCGCAATCGACGCGGATTGGTATGAGGGCACCGAAACTGAGGAGAAAACCGAGGCCGTCGAGGCCAATGCCGAGGAGACTGCGGACCAGCAGGAACCTGAGGAGGACGCCGAGAAAGCAGGGGAGGAGCAGGCGACCGACGAGGAGAAGCCCGCGGAAAAAGAGACCAAAGAGGAAGACCAGCTCTTTGAGCTCAAGTACATGGGGGAAACCAAGAAGGCCACCCGCGAGGAGGTCACTGCCCTTGCTCAGAAGGGCATGGACTACGACCGCGTCAGGGCGAAGTATGACGAGCTCAAACTGAGCGCCGATCAGGCCGCCCGCAACAATCAGTATGCAGATTTCGTGCAGGAGCTCGCGAAGTCCAACGGCATCACTGCTGAGGAATTGATCGACCAGACCAGGGCGAGGATTCTTGTCAGCAATGAGAAAGCCGCCGGCCGCGAGATCTCCGCAGAAGACGCGCTTGCCAGAGTGAAGAAGGACAGGGAGAGTAAAGCTCCGGATCCTGCGGCACTCAAGGCAGAAAAGCAGCGCGAAGCCGTCTCCCGCTTTATGGAGCTGTACCCTGGCTTAGAGAGCGATAAGATCCCGGCTGAGGTTTGGGCGGAAGCCGATAAGCTGGGCGACCTTGTCGGTCCCTATCAGAAGTACGTGGCCAAACAGCAGGACGACCGCATCGCGGAGCTGCAGCGTCAGATCGACGGTATGAAACAGGACCGCAAGAACGAGGAAAGAAGTACCGGAAGCCGAAAGAGCGCCGGGGCGCAGACCGCGTCCCAGAGCTTCGACGCGCTCTGGTACAACGGCGACTGAGGCCAAGCGCCTGAAAAGTGAATAAAGACACCCCCGGATTTCCGGGCTGGCGCGGCTTCCTTGTGCCGTGTTGACATGACAAGGAGATATGAAATATGGCTAACACCAATGGAACCATCAATGTAGCGACCCTGTACGAGAAGAAGCTGGAAGAGCGCTTCTCCATCGGGTCTAAGACCAACGACCATGCCGGCAAGAAGTACGACTTCGCCGGTGTGAAGAGCATCGAGGTCATCACTGCCGACCGCATGGAGATGGTCGACTACACCCGCACTGGCACCGCCCGCTTCGGCACTCTGTACGAGCTGGGCGACACCAAGCAGACCCTGACCCTGGCGAAGGATCGCGCGTTCAACTTCTCTCTGGACGAGGGCAACAAGAGCGAGCAGTACAACATCAAGCAGGCCAATGACCGCCTCAAGGATCACTGGGACAACGTGGTCATCCCCGAGATCGACCAGTACCGTCTGAACGCTTGGGCTACCGGCCACGGCCTGACCACCGGCCACACCGTGCTGCAGAACGCCACGGCTGCGGCGCTGACCAAGGCCAACATCATCGAGGCGATCTTCACCGCCTCCGCTGCCATGAGCGACGAGCTGGTGCCCACCACCAACCGTGCCCTGTTCATCTCTGAGCTCGACTACGTCAAGTTCAAGCTGGCTGATCTGGTGATCGGCGGCGCTCAGCTGAACGCCCAGGCCATCGGCCGCGGCTACCGCGGTACCATCGACGGTATCGCGATCGTGACCGTCCCCAGCATCTACATGCCTGCCAAGGTCGGCTTTGTGCTCAAGCACAAGAGCGCGACCGTGGACCCGATCAAGCTCAAGAGCCTGCGCGTCCACAAGACCCCCATGGGCGTGGACGGAGACGTGATCGAGGGCCGCGTGATCTACGACTCCTTTGTCCTGGACGCCAAGTGCAAGGGCGTCTACGTCTACAAGTCCGCCACCTGATAAAGGGGCGGGACAATAAAACAAGGCGGGGCTATGCTCCGCCTTGTCTCATAAGGAGACACCATGAATACGACTGAAATCTACGCAAAGTGCCTTGCGCTCGGCATGACGGCTGCAGGAGCCGCTGGCTGCACGGCCAACATCATGGCTGAGAGCGCCGGCAATCCCCGCAACGTCGAGGATCGCAGCGGCATCAACGATGATGTATACACCCAGGGCGTGGACAGCGGCTCCTATCGTGGCTTTGTGGACGATCGTTTTGGCTATGGCCTGGTCCAGCTTACGCTGCCCAGCCGTAAGAAAGCGTACCTCGATTTCGCCAGGAGCTGCGGCAAAAGCATCGGTGATGCCGATACCCAGTTTCAGTTCATCGCCCGTGAGATGAAAGCGGGTTACCCCAATGTGTGGAATGTCCTGACGCACACTGCCGACTCTTACGAGGCCGGCTATGTAATGTGCCGGCAGTACGAAATCCCCGCCGACACTGAGCGTCAGGCCCAGCTCCGCGGCAATCAGGCCATGGAGATCTACCGCCGTTGCAGCGGCACGACCCCTGCCGTAGATCCGGAGCCCTCTGCAGATCTCAGCGGAGACACGAGCACCGGCTGCTGGCCGCCCAGGACGATCTGCAAGGGCATGAGCGGCGCCGACGTTACCGTGCTGCAGGCGGTCCTTACGGCGCGCGGGTACACCGTCGCCGTCGTCAATGGAATCTTTGACGAGAGCACCGAGAAAGCGGTGCGCAAATTCCAGAGTGCACACGGTCTCGCGGTGGACGGAATCGTCGGGCCGAAGACGTGGCCGAAGCTCCTGGAAATGATCTGAACGGAGGAAACGATTATGAATGCACCTGATAAAGCAACGGAAATCAAGGCCCTGATCGCGGGGATCATCGCCTTCTTCACCGCCCTCTGGGGCTGGGTCGGCTGGGCTGTCGCGCTGTTCGTGTTCTGCATGTTTGCGGACTATATCACCGGCAGCTGGGCCGCGACGGCAAACGGCGAGTGGTCAAGCGCCGTCGCCCGGCAGGGACTGTGGCATAAGCTTGGGGAGATCGTCGCGCTGGCGGTTGCAGCCCTTTGCGATATTGCGATTACCGTGATTCTGAACACGGCAGCAGCGCCCATGCTGGGAGATTTTGATTACAAGAATTATTTTACCCTGATCGTGGCAATCTGGTACACCTTCACAGAGCTGGGATCCATTATTGAGAACGCCGGAAAACTGGGCGCAAACATCCCGCCCTGGCTGGCAAAGGGGATCGCACTGCTGAAAAACAAGGCGGACGGAGAAATCCCGATCAAAGGAAAACACGAGGAGTGAACAAACATGACGACGGCGCAGAAAATTTTTGAGCTGACTATCGCCGTGATCGACTCTTTGGACTCGAACGGAAAGGCAGACGGCAGCGACAACAAGGAATACAAGAACCGGGCAATGCCGCTGATCAACATCCTGGCGCAGGAGCTTTACCCGTACTCAGACACTTTTGAGATGGAAGACGAAGGGAGGCCCACGCCCCAGACGATCACGGAGTGGAACAGGCCGATTGACCTGGACGACAAAATCTGCGTCGGCGTCATGCCCTACGGACTCGCGGCGCTCCTGCTGCTGGCTGAGGATCCCGCAACGGCTTCCTTCTGCCAGCAGCGTTACGAGGAGCTGCGGGATAAGCTGCAGGTGGGCATGCCGGCATCCAGCACCGACGTGGAGGATGTGTACGGAGGATTCCCGTACAACGATTTTGGACGGTGGTGATCTGAATGGCGAGAATTACCGGCAGCATGGCCGAAAAGGTGTTCACGATCCAGCGCTGGCTCGGCATGAACGAAAACCCGGACGGTGACACCAAGCTCAAAATGGGCGAAGCCGCCGCCATGAGGAATATGCGCGTGACCCGAGACGGGAACCTGCAGAAGCGGCCCGGCACGCGCAGCGTCCTTGAGGTCGGAATTGACACGGAGATCGAAGCTGTCTGGACCGGGTATATTGCCGGAGAGGAAGTCGTGATGGCGATCTCAGACGGCAAGCTTTACAGCTGCTGGGATGGAAGCGCCTGGAATCTGGACCTGATCGGTAGCGTCGGCAACACTGATCGACCGTGCATGTTCGGTTTTGCCGAACACCTCTACATCCTCACCGGGCATGAGTATTACTGCTTCGACGGTACGAGCCTGTCTGTTGTGCAGGGCTATGTGCCGCTGATCGCCGTCGCGGTGACGCCTGCAGGCGGCGGAGAACTGCTGGAAGGGATCAACAAACTGACAGGACGCCGCAAGGCGTGGTTTTCTCCGGACGGGACGGAAACCGCGTTCCAGCTCCCGGAGGACAATGTACTCACTGTCCATGCGGTGCGCAGCACGGCGACAGGAGATCCGATACCCGGATGGAGTTTTGCAAATGGCGCTGTGACGATCCAGCCGGCACCGGCCCGCGGCGTCAGCTCCATTGAGATCGAATGGGAAGTGGACAACGATTTCCGGGACGAGATAATTGCCATGCACTTTGCCGAGACCTTCAACGGCAGTCAGGACACCCGTGTGTTTCTGTACGGCGACGGCACCAACACTGCCCTTTATTCCGACATCGACCACGACGGCAAGGCCAGGGCGGACTACTTCCCGGATCTGAACGAGGTGCGCGTGGGCGTTGCAAATACGCCGATCACCGGCATGATCCGCCACTATTCGTCCCTCGTAGCCTACAAATCCGACGGGGCCTACGGGATCCAGTATGGCGTTGTGACCCTCGCAAACGGGAATATCGCCGCAGCGTTTTACGTGACCCCGATCAACAGATCTATCGGGAATGAAGCGCCTGGACAGGTTCAGCTCGTACTGAATAACCCGTATACCCTTTACGGGCAAGACGTCTATGAGTGGAGAAACAGCGGCTATTATAGCTCGAACCTCAGTCAGGACGAGCGGCAGGCGCGCCGGATCTCTGACAGGGTATTCTCCACCCTCCACACTTTCGATACGAAACGCTGCGTCTGCTACGACGACAACTACAGGCAGGAGTATTACATCGTGGATCCCAGCGGCAAGGCTCTGGTCTACGGGTATGCGACAGATGCCTGGTACCTCTACACAGATTTCCCGATGCACCGGCCGTTTGCATTCCGCAATGAGCTGTACTTCGGCGCGGAAGACGGGAAGATCTACCACGTTTCGAGCAATTACAACTATGACCAGAGAGACGGGGAACCGCAGGCAATCGACTGCTATTGGGAAAGCGGGGCCATGGCCTTCGGGGCAGATTATCAGCGTAAGAACTCCGCCATGCTCTGGATCGGCATTAAGCCGGAAGCCAAGGCATCCATCGATGTAACGGTGCTCACGGACAAAGAGGCCACGTACCCGACGAAGGAAGTCAACTACAGCCTTTTTGATTTTGAGCATGTAGACTTTGCAGATTTCACCTTCTCGACGAATGACAAGCCACAGATGCGGAGGCTGAAAATCAAGGCAAAGAAGTTCATCTACTACAAGCTTGTCCTCAAATCGAACTCGGACAACACGAGCGTCACCCTGACCTCGGCGGACATCCGCGTCAGGTTCATGGGCTTCGCCAAGGGATAAGGGGGCAGCCATGTACGAGAACGGAAGCGGAGGAGACCGCAAGCTCCTCGCCCTGCAAAAGCAGATCGACAATTTGCGGGACGCGCTGCACGCGATCCGGGCAGAAGGACAGAGCGAGGACCACGGCGAAGAGCTGCAGAATCTGGAGCGGCAGATCCAGCAGTTGGGGGAACGCATCTCAAACCTGAGCTATGCTTCACTGCAGAACAAGCCGAGGATCAACAACGTAGAGCTTTCTTCCAGCACGACCCTCGGAGATCTGGGAGCCGCAGCGTCTGCAGATGTGCCCGTGATCGGCTACGTGGACAGCGCAAGTGCGACAGACTATACGCTGACTTCCGGCGGATATTACCGGCTCACCGTCCCGGCAGAGATCCCAAGCGGAGCACAGATCATCGCAATCGGCATCGTTGCGTATACGTCGGCAACAGGCGCCTTCTACCCGGCGCCATACGGGTCAGACAGTTCAGAGGCATACATCATCGGCACCCCAAGCGCGCAAATAAGAGGCCTCAAGTGCCGGTTCTGGTACATCAAGTAAGGAGCACGATATGAGTTTTGAAAGAATCCCTGACAATATCGACTATATTGCCAGCCTCTCAAACAGGCCGAATGACCAGGAAGGCATGACGGCAACTGAATTGAAGCGCCGCTTTGATCAGGCCGGGGCTGACATCAAGGAATATATCAACCTCGTCCTCTTGCCGGCACTCGAAGAGAGCGGCGCCGGCGCGCTCGGCATTGAGGAAATCAGCGGCGTTGACGTAGAGGACGAAGTGAGCGGCGAAAGACGGCCCGCCGCAACTGTGCAGGAGGCGCTGATTGCGCTGAAAGAGGCCGTCAACAGTGCCACGATCGGAGATCTCCCGGACGGCAGCCTTACGACCGAGAAGTTTGCAGAGAGGAGCGTGACCGCGGCGATTCTCGCGCTGCTGTCCGTCGGCACGGTTCACCTGCAGCAGAAAGCCGTCACCGGGGAGAAGGTTGCAGACGCCACTCTCGAAACGAGAAACTATAAGGGGCGCAGTGTGACGGGCCCGATTATCGCACTCGCGTCGATCCTCAATGAACACCTCGGCAGCAAGGTTGTTCAGCAGAATAACATGGCCAACAACAGCGTCGGTGCTGATCAGCTGATCAACGGCAGCGTTTCCCCCGCGAAGACCACCGGGATCCAGAAACAGCATGGCGCTGCGAACAGAGTAGAGCTCCCTTCCACGATGGCAGCAAACACCGAGGTTTCGGTGGATGTAGCTGGCGTGACAGCCAACAACACCGTTGTGGTCTCCCCGGCCCCTGAAAGCTGGAGCACCTGGAGAGACTGCGGCGTTCGCTGTTCGGGACAGGAGGCCGGCAAACTGAAATTCATCGCAGAAAACGCGGTTAGCACTGCCACCTACGCGAATGTGGTCATTCTTGACTGACGAGGTGGGCATATGATCGTGAACAATTCCCCGCTTGGCGTGAACAAGGAAAAGAAACCGCCTGTGTTCTCTTACACGGGCACTTACGAGCTCAAGGTCGGAGACCCAAAGGAAGACGGAACCGTAGACTGGGAGCTTGCCCTGAAAACGTCGGGAGTGCTGACTTTCTCTCGCGTTGTTGACAAGGTCGACATATTCGCGGTTGGCGGCGGTGCTCCCGGAGCGAACGGGTCGATTTCCTGGAATGGTTACCCCAAAGCAGTCGGAGGTGCCGGCGGCAAAGGCGGAGGACGTCAAACCGTCCGCGGGAAGCCGGTGACGCCCGGCACGGAATATTCTGTGACAATTGGCGCAAGCGGCACGGCGACGACATGCGCAGGCCTCGGGATCAGCGCAGCTTCGGGCGCAGGATCCAAGGGGGCGACAGGCGCATCCCAGTCATACAACCCGACGAACGTGTCAACCGGAGCCGCAGCCGACAACGGGGAATACGCCTTTGGCGAATCCTCTTCTCTGTTTGCGAGCGGAAGACGTTATGGAGCGGGCGGAGCCGGAGGAAACGCGAGAGCTGAATCAATCGGCTATGAAAGCACCGGCGGCTCCCAAGGATCAACCGGCGGAGGAGCCCGCGGGACCAAATCGAGCAGGAACGGCAAAGCCGGAGCGGACAACACCGGGGCTGGTGGCGGAGGAGCTTATGCCATCGCCACGGGCAACGACTATGATTCCGGCTACGGCGGGGCCGGCGGAACAGGAATTATGATTATCAGGAATGCGAGGGCAACATCATGATCAGAATTAGCGTATCAACCTCTGGAGTAGCTGCAGACATCGAAGTAACCGAAAAGGAAACCCTCACGGCCGGCCGCGTTGGATTGCAGTGCGAGTTTACCTTTGGAAGCGTCTGGGACGGCCTGCAAAAGATCGCCGTCTTTGAAGGCGCGGAAATCAAGGAAGTTGCCTTGGGCCTGGAGCCCGTGGTCGAGGTCCCTTGGGAATGCCTCGCCATTGCGGGGTATCGCCTGAGGATCGGCGTGACAGGAATCTCCCCGACAGGCGAAACCGTGATCCCTACCGTCTGGGCAAAGGTCGGAAAGATCCAGGACTCCGCCGATGCATCGACTGACGTCACTCCCACTGCGACCCCCTCTGTCGTCGCCCAGATCCTGCAGGCAGCAAACAACGCTGTTGATGTAGCCAGCAGCGTAGTGGAGAGAGCCAATAACGGGGAGTTCAACGGGAAGGATGGAGATCCCGGCGAAGACGGTTACTCTCCCGAAGCGTCAGTCTATGAGGAGGGCAACGAGATCATCATCTCCATCAAAGACAAGACAGGGACGACAACGGAGCGGATCCACAACTGGGTCAACCAGATCACGGATATTTACGGCCTCCTCCAGGCCCTCAACTACCACCTGAACGACATCACCCCCTGGGCCTACCGGATCACTATTCCGCGGGCATCCATCGGGAATAACACGACCATCATGATCGGCAACGTCTCGATCGATGGGCTGACCTACGTGAGCGCGGATTATCCTGACGAACAGGGCAACCCCGGGGAAGGTCCGGGCTTCGCCTACCTTCCGTTCCTCAAAATCGGGGACTACTACTATTCGCCGCTGTCCTGGAGCGTGAAGCCGGAATGGATCATTCTCAAGATGGCTACGGTGCCGCCTCCGGAAACAGATGTGACGGTGTACCTGGTGGCGCTCCCGGCGGGTTATTATGGCAACGGCTCACCCATTGACTTGAATCCCGAAAACACGGTGCTGCAGTTTTCGGATCCCTGGACTGCAAACACGCAGGGAGGTTAAAACATGGCCTTTGAAGACGAATACAAGAAGTACGCTGCGGAAGGGCAGGGCAAAGCCGTCGCCGACATGTATGACGCCAAGACGAGCGCGACAACTACCGGGCTTAAAGCCGCCTATGATCAGAGCCTGTCTGACAAGCAGGCCCAGCGTGAAAAGATCGGGACGACCTATCAGGCAGCCGGCAACGATATGCAGGCCCAGTACGAGCGCGACCGGAGGAACCTGAACCAGCAGGCAGCCGGGAACGGCATCAACACCGGTGCAGGCAGCCAGCAGAACCTTGCACTGCGGGATGTCTACAACCGCGACCTGGGCACCCTGCGTGGACAGGAGGCCAGCGCCTACACTGAGGCGGACCGGGAGATCGCAGACCTCGGCGTGCAGTACCGCGCTGCCGTACAGCAGGCAGAGGCAGAGGGAGATTACCGGAAGATGGCAGCGCTGCTTGACAGCTACAACGCCGAAAGGCAGCAGGCCATGCAGCGCGCCGAACTGCTTGCCGGCTTCGGCAACTTCTCCGGATATGAAGGGATCTTCGACAGCAACCAGATCAGTTCCATGCGGAATGCCTGGATCGCAAAGAACCCTCTGCTGGCCTATAACACCGGCGCTATCAATGCTGATCAGTATTTCAAGATGACCGGTCAGTATGCGCCCGGCATGGCCCCGGCCCCGACGTATGGAGGCGGGGGCGGTGGTCGGGCTAAGACCGACAAAGTATCCGACTCAGACGTAAGCCGTGCTGCTTACGCGATTGGGACGAGCCGCCCTGACGAAGCGAAGGCAGAGGCCAACCGATTTATTCAGAACAACCCGGGCATGACCAAAGCGCAGGAGCAGACGATCCTCGACGCGTATGAACACGCTACCGGCACGGGGTATTACGCCCCGGGTAAAGCTGCTGAAAGAAATGCGGCAAAGTCTGCGAGGTAAACTATGCCGACAATTGACGATCTGATTTCCAAATACAGAGGCGGCGGACAGAACGCCGCCGCCTCGGGTCAAAACACTGCTGCGACCTCAATAGACGACCTCGTCGCCAAGTACAGGCCAAACAGCCCTGAAAGCTCTGCCAAACCTGAGCAGGCGTCGTCTTCGGCGCCTACCTCCATGGCAAGTGCAACGCAGAAGACGGAAGCCGCGGGAGCAGCAAGCACCGTGCATAAGAGCGCAGCCGGTGTCCCTTGGGAGAGCAAGAAGGCGAGCGACGGCGTCTCCTTCCAGCAGCGCATGGCGCAGGCAGAGTACGAGCGTAAGAAGCAGAGCGGCACCGCGACGGACGACGAACGCACGACCGCGCAGAATCGCCGTCAGTCTCTGATCGACGAGCTGGACCAGATCGAAGCAAACTCCGGCTACGTCACCGATGAGCTGACCGCGAACGCGCAGGCGGCACGGAGACAGGCGATCGTCGATGAACTCCACAGCCTGGACGAACAGCTCGGCAACCCGGCCCAGGCGTACACGCAGTCTGACCGCGTCGGCTCTGTCTTCGGCGGATGGGCACAGCGACGTGGGGGCAATGACCTCAACGCCCTGCTTACCGTTGGGCGTGCTGCAGGCGAAGCGCAGGCGCGGGCGCAGCTCAACAGCACCGATCAGTTCCTCGTTGACCGGATGCTCGGCGAAGACACCCGCGCCAGAGCGCAGGAGTATGAGGACGCGATCCACAGCGACGAATACAACGCGCAGTGGGACAAGGCGTATGCCGTCGGCGACAGATGGGCGGAGGCTGGCAACCAAAAACTTTCCTACGCAAAAGAGGGCGTGAACGGCGCGGGCCGTCTTGCCATCGACCTCGGCGTCGGTGCACTTGATCTCGCCGGTGATGCCGTCGTGAATCAAATTGCCCCCGGCGCCGGGCAGGTTGCCATGGCGTCCCGCGTTTTCGGCGAGGCTGCACGTGAGCAGAGGCAGAAAGGCGGGAGCCAGGAACAGCAGCTCCTCGCCGGTACGAAAGCCGCTGCCATCGAAGTCCTCACAGAAAAGATCGGTGGCCCGTTTGAGAAGCTGTACGGCAAGACGCTGACGGGCAAGATGATCAACAAGGCCCTGGACGGTATCGACAACAAGGTAATCCGCAAAGCCCTCGACATGGCGTCAGATGCCCTCGGAGAAGCGGCAGAAGAAATGCTGTCCGACCTTGCCAACCCTGTCGCCGATTACATCCTCGGCCTTAACGATGAGTATGAGAACTTCGGTGATGTACTCAAAGACTATGACTGGAGCGAAATTCTTTATGACGGTCTTGTCGGCGGCATCCTGGGCTTGACCGGAAGCGCTGCACAAATCATGGGGCAGGGCGGTCAGCTCACACCTGAGCAGATCGAGCAGGTCAAGCAGCAGGCGGCACAGGCAGCCATTAAGGCCGTAGACGCCAAGGTCACGGAGTCCATGCCTGAAGCTGCCAAGGAAAGCGGGCAGACAAATACGGAGGCCGAAGAGGCCGAAGACGACTGGTTCCTCCAAGCTTGGCGCAAGACTGAGGAAGACTATGATCGGGCGCATAGAGACGGCGCAGCTCAGCAGGCAGCCGAGGACGCGGATGCCGCACAGATCTTAGCAGACATCGCCACTGGGCAGCAGACCCAGGAAACCACGCAGCAGGCAGAGCCCGGGAATCAGGTGGATGCGGCCCGGCTCCTCGCTGATCTCGCGACCGGGCAGGAGGGAAAACTGAATATTGACAACGCCGAGGGTATTGGCTATACTGAATCCAATGAAACGACTGCGCCGGAGGTGACTGATAATGGCACAGGAAGAGGCATTGAAGAAGATCGTGGCGGAGTACCCGGAGTTTACGAAGGACGCGATTCAGATCATCCAGGACAAGGGGGATCTGACGGAGTTTCTGGAAACTCTGGAAGCGAATTACTAAGCCCCGAATCTCAGAACAGCTTGAAGCAAAGCGGCGTTTATGTGGAGACCCAGGCCTCCACGGATAACGCCGCTTTTTCTGCTGCCCTGGATGAAGCAAGAGCCGCGGACGCGAATCACGGATGGGCAGTAACCCCCAAATCAGCGGAAGAGCTCAGCGCTGCAGGCACTCGCGCTTTCGTTACGGCGGAAGGCACCGCGGGATATGCCATTGCAAAGGACGGCGACATCGAAGCCGTATTTGCCAACAAGGCCAAGGGAGCGCCGAAGGGCGTTTCCCGAAGCACGATCCCCCAGGCTATCGCCAATGGAGGAACCAAACTCGACTGCTATGGAACGGGGCTTGTGCGCCTTTACTCAAAGCACGGGTTCGTCCCGGTTGCAAGAGTGATCTTCAACCCGGAATATGCCAACCCCGGCTGGGATCCCTCCAAGGGAAGCCCCGACATCTACTTCATGATGTACACGGGGCAGAGTGCAGATGAAGCTGTCCAGAACTACGGAAACTATCCCGTCATTACCCAGGCAGATCTTGATGCGCTCCCCGTGATGGATTATGACGCTGCTTACGAGTACAGAGACAGCCTTCTGGAGGAGCAGAACAGAAACCGCGCAGAATCGCGTCAGGAGCTCGCAGACGAGCGGGAGGGTATTCCTGCCCCCGCCACGATCTCCGAAAAGTTTAACGCGGGCTCTGGGGCGTTAAACACTACGCAGAACGCAGAGACGCAGACGCAGAACGAAGCTGCGCCCCCGAGAGGCCCCACCGAGACTCAGGGCGCAGCCCAGAACGGCGCGCAGCAGGAACAGCAGCGGGGAGGCTCCGAGACTCCGAACGGACCGCCGACTCAGACGGAGAGTGCTGCGCCCGAGGGTATGAAGCGCAGCCAGACCGAAAGCAACACCCTGCATTCCATGGCCGAAGAGAGGGGCGGTGAACAGGAGAGCCTGTATTATGTTCCGACAACAGAGCGGCAGACGCTTACTGCTGCGCTGAACCGCGTCGATGCTGACCGTGTCGGTGAGATGCAGAGCCTCATGGGCAAGGAGATGTGGAACGCGGAGGACATTGACACCGGTCTCTCCTTGTATGGTCTTCTCAAAGCCGAGAGCCTGCGCAGCGGCGACAACAGCGCGGCAAACGCCTGGGCGAAGATCGTTCAGGAGCGCGGCACCAGGAGTGGCCAAGCGCTGCAGGCGTTCAGCAAATGGACCCGGAGCGCGGCTGCATCTGCCGTGAAGGCGCAGGAGCAGTTGGACACGGCCCAGCAGAATGGAGAGATCAGCCCCGAGGAAGCCCAGCGGATCAGCAACGACATCTACGATTTTGCCCAGGAGCTGGACAGCGTGGAGGACGGAGATCTTACCTCCCTGCGAGAGCTGATCAAGCGGCAGAGCGATTACCGCGGCACCGGAACCTTCCGCGAGAGCAACTTCATGCGGATGCTCAATGAGGTGGAAGACTTCGACTGGCTGCGGGAGTTTGCCACGCGACAGCTTATGAACATGGCCGATGACGTGACCGTCACGGCGGATCTCGGTCAGAAGCTCAAGACCTGGCAGGTCAACTCCCAGTTGACGCGCCTCGGCACCTTCTTCCGCAACATCGGAGGCAACGTTGTATTCGGCGTGCAGGACACCCTGACGCAGGATGGCCTCGGCGTAGCGCTGGATATGTTGGTTTCCAAGTTCACCGGCAAGCGCGCCGTCGGCGTGGACAAGAGCTGGTTTTCCTCCAAGGCAAGGAAAGGCGCACACGACGCCATGGTGCGCAGCATCCTGGAAGTGGCCGGCGACGTGGACATGACGGGCCAGGGCAACCGGTATGGCACCACGGCAAGCCGCACGTTCAAAATGAGCGGCAACGGCTTCGAGCGCTTCATGAGCCGCTGGGAGCAGCTGCTGGGCTATTCTCTGACCACCAGTGACCGCGTTTCCCGCGGGCAGATCGAGACGGCGGTGCAGGAAGGCCTGGAGGGCTTCGACCTGACGGAAGAGGAGCGGGCGGAGCTCGGCGAGACCATGGCGGACTACCGTCTGTTCCAGAACAAGGACACCGCGTACAAGCTCTCCAAGGGGATCCACGATGTTTTGAATATCCTGGGCGTCGGCGGAGAGGTGAACGGCAACGGCAGAACCGGAGGCTTCGGTGCCGGGGATGTGATCAACCCATACCCCGGTGTGCCTGCCAACCTGGCAGTGAAGGCGCTTGAATACTCTCCGGCAAATATCGTCAAGGGCAGCGTGGAGCTGTTCCAGCTTTGGAAGGACGTCAAGCACGACAGAATCACCACGGCCGACGGGAAGACCGGAGAGCACGTGAGCTCCTGGACTGCCGCGCAGCAGCAGAAGGCGGTTATGGATATTGCGAGGGGTTTTTCCGGAGTGCCTATGATTGTGCTCCTTACGGCCTTGTTTAAGTCCGGCCTTGCGAAGAACGCCGACGACGAGGAGGATCCGGACGCCGCAGCGCAGAAGCGGGCGGAGGGAAGAACCGGCGTTCAGATCAACCTGGACGCGGCGCTGCGGGCCTTCAATGGTGAGAGCGCCGAGTGGAAGGACGAGGACGACCTGCTTTCCATCGGCTGGCTGGAACCCATGAACGCCTTTATGGCCATCGCCTCCATGATCGCGGAGGAGAGCGGGGAGGACGCCACGCTTAACAGCTATGCGAAGGATTACTTTGCTGGCACAGTGCAGAGCGTTCTGGAGATGCCTGTCATGCAGAACATTGCAAACGCGGTGGACACCTTCCGGTATTCCACGGCCGAAGATCTCGGCAGCAAGGTAGGCGAGACAGCACTCAGCCTGGGCGGCGACGCTCTGTCTGGCATGATCCCGGCGCCTGTTGGCCAGACTGCCAGGACGATCGATAAGAACTACCGTGATGTCAGTTCCGACGATCCTTTTGGGCAGGTGTGGAACAATCTGCGCAACGTCATTCCCGGCCTGCGTGAGACGCTGCCGGTCAAGACCGACAACTTCGGCAATCCGAAGGAGTACAGCGGGGATGGCATGCAGCGCTTCCTCAACAACTTTGTGCTGCCCGGAGCCGTCAATGAGATCAACCAGACGGAGACCTCCGCAGCTGTGGAGCGGTTGTATGAGGCGACCGGAGACGCGAACGTCTACCCGGACCGCAACGCGCCCACCAGCTTCAAGATCGGCGGCGAGCAGTACCGCATGAACGCTGAGGAGCGCCGGACATACCACAACACCTACGGCAAGCTGGTGGAGCAGTACACCGGTGAGCTGCTGCTGGGCGACAAGTATTCGGATCTCAGCGACGCGGAGCGAGTGGAGCTGATCGGCAACTTCAAACAGTACGCAAGCTACAAGGCCAAGCAGGAATACATGGAGGCCCACGGGGAGCAGTACGCAGACTCTAAGTGGGCAAAGGTGGAAGATCTTATGGACTCCGGCATCAGCCTGGTTGACGCGCTGACCTGGAAAGAGGCGGCAAACAAGGACGGCGGAGGACTGAGCCAGGCGGAGGTTTACGATTACCTGATTGGGTCCGATCTGAGCGATAAGCAGCGTGCGGCTATCTGGGGAACCATGAACTACTCCGGGAAAAACGCCGAGTGGGCTGATTACCTGGCTGGTCTTGCCAAGAAGAAATGAGAAAAGAGGAAGCCGTTTGGCTTCCTCTTATTTGTTTCCGGTGTATTCGTCTACAGAGATCTCCAGAGCGTCTGCCAGGATCCGGATGGTGGCATATCGCCCCGCCTGCAGATCTCTCTCAAGACGGGAGATCGTGCCGGCGCGGATCCCGGATCTCTCTTCTAACTGCCGCAGCGTCAGCCCGGCCCGGCGCCGGGCACGCTTCATGGCCTCGCCGCGGGTCACAGCGCGTCGCCTCCTCCTGTGATCGGGGTGACGACATCGGCCGGGAAGCTGCTGCCCCAGGGGAATTGCGAGCAGTAATTGACGTACCAGCAGTTGGTGTCCGGGCGGTAGAGCCAGACACCGGAGACTGTAAAGGGCTCTTGACCTGAGAAGCGCACCTCGGCGCTGCCCTCGAACATCTTGTAGCCCTCGCACTTGAGGCACTTTACCATTTCACGGCTCCTCCTTTCCGGATTCCTGCCGCAGCCAGTCGAGCCAGCAATCTTTGCAATGGGAGAATCGACAATCATCTCCATGATCGTCACGAAAAGGGCAAGCGGCAGGCTCTGTGCTCATTATCCACTCGGCCAGCTCCTCGTCGCTCATGGCACGCAGATCATCGGCGAACGTCCGATTCCTGCGGCGGTAGGCGAGCCGACCTTCTCTGTCCCGGATCTCCACAACCACGCCGGTGATGCTGGGCGTGCGCATGGCGAAGTTCTTAGATCTGTCCTTATAGCAGGTAGTGACAATATTGTCCTTACCAGTACGTAGCAGCCGCTTGAGATAGGGCTGCAGGGAGCCCTGCGGATCCTCGCACACGACCAGATCAAGAACGCGGGGTTTCAAATCCCGGTCATACAGAACGTCGCCGGCATCCGGAATCCCGAGAGCTTCCAGACAATCCCCGTAAAAGCGGATCTCTTGAATACGGCTCATGTTGTCGCCTCGATTCTCTGCATGATGTCCTCTATAGGCTCTTTGACTTCCCAATAGGCTTCGGATTCTGCCAGGCAGATCCGGGCCCCTCCTTCGCAGCCAATAACACAGCCAATGCTGTTGACGTTTATGTAGATCGGCATGCCGTTCCACGTGATCCTAAGAAATTTCATTTTTCTCACCTCCGATCTTTGTGGCTTGATCTATTCGCCCTTGCGTATATGCCCGGTCAAGCGCTTCCTTTTGAGCGGTCACGGTTTGCCACTCCTTCGACACGTCAACGCCGTATTTGCAAAGCGAATATGCGTAGACAAGCGCGCAGGCAATCACTTGGTCTGGGAGGGCTCGCAGTTTGTCGAGGAGAGAATAACCCGCGGGGGTGAACTCATAGGCGAGCTCGAAGCAGTCAGGCCCGGAACCGCTGCAGCACTCGTGTTCGTCGTAGAAGTTGTTTAGCCTGTCCGTCATCGGAACCCCGTTATAAGCAGGGTATTCGCTCGTCCAATAGCCGCCGGACAACCTTTTGCCGAGGAAGAACTGCTTGCCGCAGCCCCTGCAGCGGAGGTATAGCCTGTTGTTTGCCATCAATCACACCTCCGCATAAGGTTCGCTCTGGCCACGTTCTCAGCCTCGCGCCGCATCTTGCTGCGCCGGGCATCGTAGTCCAAGAGCTTTTCCGTGTACTGCTTCCCAGCTGCCCGGATCGCGAGCTCCAGCATTTCCGTGACTCGGTCCTCCAGCGTGGCCTTATTCTTCGATTCTTCACGCAGATCCCAGAGGTTCCAAAGCCGGTCCATCTCGGCCTCGCTGATCATCCCCCAGCCGTAGGCGTTGTGGATATCTTCCTTGCTGGAGTAGTCGGCCAGATCCGCGAAAGGATCTGCAGCCTTGGCCTTGCTGCGGCTTTTGGTCTTGTCCTTCCGGTACCGGGCCAGGGCGTCCTTGATGTACATGCGGGCCGTGTCCACGTCCTTTCGGATGCTCTCGATCTCGGCGCGCTCTGCTTTCTGTTCGGCGGTGGCATGGCTGTCCCAGAAGTCCATGACCTCGTCGGCGGTGTATAAATCGGCCATCAGTGTTCCTCCGGCGGCAGAACGCCGTTTGCTCTGAGATAATCCCGCTTTGCGCAGAAGGCTCTGTGCGTGTAACGGAGCTCCTTTAGCGTCATATCGTTATCAATCAGCTCCTGCTGCGCTTCGGTCAGGCGGCGACCGACTCCAGGCTCTCCACAGCCAAGCTCAAGCTTCCGGTATTCGATACGTTCTTCCAGCTCCGCGATGATCGATCTCAGACGGAACCCCTCTTTTTCCCATTCTTCAAAACTCAACATAAGTTATTCCTCCTTCTTCTCACCGGAGAGGATCATGTCGTACCACTTTTTCTTAATCGGCAGCGTCAGCATAGCTTGCCTCCTTTTCGTACTGTTCACAGATGGCTACATCTCTGAGGTAATCAGCATATGACTCACAGCTGCTTGCCCCGGCGCAGGTTTGGCATTCGTCCGGCTCAACCTCAAAGCAAGCCCAGCCATGAGCGATAAGGGCAGCACGGTCCTGCGGATCATCCCATTCCATTTCGAAGTGTCCTCTGTATTCACAATCCAGCTCCGGCATTCTGTGCACTTCGATGTCGATGTACTGGGCATCCTCGCAGGCATCGGTTGCCAGAGCCAGGGTCTTGGCCCGGTTTCTCGTCTCGGCAAAGACAACAGTCGAAAAGCCTTCATAGTTCCATTTGTCCGCGACTTTCCACGCCTTCATGTGTCGCCCTCCTCCGTTGACTCGAAATAGAACTTGATCGGCTTCTCCCTCTCCACGACGTTCCCATACAGGACGCCGATCTTGTAGATGTAATCCGCTCGGAGCTTGCGCGGGATCTCCTCAATGTACCGGCGGAATGTTTCAAGGCTGTGTGCCCGCTTGTAGTGGTTGCACATTCGGCAGGCGGGCATAAGGTTTTTGATGTCGTCGATGCTGTCAATCCCGGGGAAATTCCCAGCAATGACGACCGGCTCCATTTCCTGCGGAATGAAGTGGTCGACCTGCATATCCTTGTATTCGATCTTCCGCCCGCAGTAGGCGCAATGCCCGTCATACTTGGCATACACCGCCTGCCGCTTTCCTTTGCCGATACTCATGCCAGACTCTCCTTTTCCGAATCAGGCGGCTGTGGCAAAGACATCCAGTGGGTGACATAGTTGCTCATCGGCTCGTCCCAAGCATTCATCCACCCGGTGTCTGCTCTCCAAACCATGATCCGTGCAATATGCTTCTTTTCATCGGCAGATGCTTTCCAACAGCAGAGATACGGCCCGTTCTTCTCCGGCAACCGCTCCGCCACCGGAACCCAGCGGGGCTTAGATGCAAGCTCCTCTGTAAGCTCCACGAGCTTGGCCTCCTGCCGCTTGCACAACGCCTCCAGCTGGTCGATGGCGTCAGCTGCTGCAAGGATCAGCCGATAGGTGTAATCTTGCGGCAGATAGTATGACTGCTCTCTCAGATCTCGTGCAACATGTTCGTACATGTTCAAAAATCCTCCTCAATATGTATGCCGGCAAGGCGGCAGATCCAGAAGAACAGGCAGGCATAAAGCACAAAGGAAAAGATCAGAACGCCCGAAGCAAAATCGGACAGCTTTTCACGGATCACGCCTGCACCATCCTCTCTTTGAAAAATTTCAGCGTGGCGGGGCAGTCTGCGAAGTTCTCTCCCTTCACGCCGGCCACAATGATCGTCCCGCAGAAGTCCACGCCGCAGATCCGGCAGTTGTGAGGAAGGCCGAGTAACCGGCCCTCCTCGTTGCAGATGATCACACAGTCCGAAGCGAGGGAAACAGTCTCGATGACGCCCTCGGCGGTGCGCTGCAGGTTCTCCAGGGTGTTGGAGATCCAGGTTACGTGCCCCGCCTCGTCAGGCCTCTTGACAATGACTTTGATCTTCTCGGCCATCAGGTGTCCTCCAATTCCGCAAGGAGCTCTTTGTATGTGCGCGGCTGGCCGGTGAGATCTACCGTTTCTTCCCAGCCGCCAGGCGCGGCCTGCTTGATGTAGTGGATCCCGCCGAAGGGCAGGCCGTTGATCAGCAGCTGCGCGTCAGCTGGAAGAACGCCGAGTGCGTCATAGAGATCTCCGACCGTGACCGGCTCCGGCTGCCGTTCTTCTACGGCCGCAGCCAGGGCAGCGGACTCGGCTGCATAGCTTGCCTCAATGCAGGGTTCTCCCTGCTTCACGTCATCCCACATAGGCGGCTCTGAGGGGGCGCTGGGCATTTCTTCCAATTGGGGGGGTGGAACGGGATCTTCTACAGGCGCGGCTTTCTTCGGCTTGTAGCGCTTACGATCCACGAGCCAACGCCCGTCCACCTTGTACCCGCCTTCCCGGAGGATCCGGGCGATCGTCTCCTTGTTGGTGGCGTTCAGCTGGGCCAGAGTGTTGAGCTGCTTTTTCTGATCCTTGGCGCTGCGGTAGCTTTCGCAGATCTCGCCGTCTGTCATAGCCAGGCTCATGTCTCGGACTCCGTTTCTTCTCCGTCAACGGAGAGAAAACCCTCGCGGAGAGCTTCTTCGACGGTCTTGATACTGAATGTTGCTGCAGGTGTGTCCCCTTCCTGGCCGACTTCATCAGCCTCCGACAGCCAGGCGCAGAAGACCATTGCCGAAGCGAGAAGGCCGATCGCGGCGAAGGCAGCGGTCAGGATGATAAAGGCGGGCATGCAGAGACGATAGGCTCCATAGGCGACAATGCCCAGCAGGACGGTGACAATCACTGTTACGATGGTGGATTTTGTGGTGCTCATTGTTTCCTCCTTAATTCAGCGCCCAGACACGGGCGTAAGCGTAATACGAATAGCTCTGCCAGCGGAGGCCGGCATGTTCCGCCGCTGCAACCATGGCTGAGTTTTCATCAGGGGCAGCCACTGTCATGGGGGGGTGGGCTGCATGCTCTACCGTGAAGCGCTTCTTGCCGGTGTAGTCCTCAAAGACGGCGTCGACATGCTCGGTTTCGTCCTTCTTTTTCATAGGCACCTCCGGGCGTATTCCGCCATCAGAAGGGCCTCGGCCATACCGTCGTTATCCGTCCTGGACAGGGCGGACGCACGGAGGGAAACATCCGGGAAGAGCTTGCGGCAAACCTCGATGCTCTTCTGCTTGTCGGAGTTCAGACCGAACTCCTTTTTCCAGCGCTGCGGGGCGATCTCCTGGTAAGAGATGTGGTTGCACTCCAGGACACCCTTGATATAGCCGAAGCCCACGCCGAAGTTGAAGGTGGAAGCCAGACCCTGGCCGGGCATGGCGCCGACCTTTTCCAGACAGCAGCGGGCGGGGATCCCGGGGAGGGTGCGCAGAACGGTGATCAAGGTCTCCTCTTTGAGAGGCATGACGCTGACGCTGCCGTCTGAGTAGATCACCGCGAGCCCGCCGTGCTTACCCGGATCAATACCGATGTAGACCATCAGTCAACACCTCCGTGCCGGTCGATGAAATCGGCCAGGGATGCCTCGATCAGATCCTGCATGGAGCTGTAGGCCGTGCGGGCAAACAGCTGCTTGAGCCTGTCAAACATGGCATCGTCCAAGCGGACATACAGGCGGTTCGCTTTTTTCCGGGTGTCCTTTTTCCGCGGCCGGTGAGCGAGGCCGGCGTAATACCCGAAGGCTGCGACCAGGCGCTTCTCTGCGTCCGGCGTCAGCTGCACGCCGTAGTTATCGGGATTGCACACCATGGCGAGACTGGATTTCTCAAAGTTTGGGAACTGCTTTTTCAGCTCGTTGATGGTGTCGCGGCGGGAGATTCCCGCCGCCTGCATATACAGGGGATAGTCAGGCATTTGTTTCCTCCTTTTCTGTTCTCCAGTTTTTTGCGTCGTGGGGAGCTTTCAAGATGAATCCCCGGGCGCGTTCATAGATCCGGCTGTGTATGGCGGGATCCAGACGGGAGATCTCCGCAAGGCTCAGCTCCGAGGAGATGATGGTGCGTCGTGAGCGGGCGTTGTACCTGGCGTTGATCAGTGCAAAGGCCAGGTTCATGTCACCGTCTGTGACCTTGCCCTTAAACATGTCGTCGATGTAAAGGACGTCGGCGTCGGCCAGCTCCCGGAAGCGGGCGGCATAGGCCGGGTCATTGGCCACGGCCTTCATGGCCGGCGCCTCCTCCTTCCAGAGCATGTACCGGACAGCTGCCCCGTTCTGGATCAGCCGCCTGCAGATCGCTGTGCAGATGTGAGTCTTCCCGGTGCCGGGAGATCCGCAGACGACAAACCAGGGAGCTCCGGCGCTCTTGAGATACTGGCCTGCGGCTTCCTTGAGCTGGCCCGTCCAGGCGTCGGGAGTCTGGAAGTTCCGGAAGTTGTAGATCTTGATCAGATCGGAAAGCCCTGACTCTTTGAGCTTCCGTAGAGTCCGGCGCTGCTGCTTGCACTCACAGTCCCGGATCGTAAAGAAGCCGTCCGTGAGATCTACCGCTATGTAACCGCGGTTCAGGCACTTCGGGCAATCGATCCCGTCCAGCTCATTGAGCTTTCCGGGCTGCTCGTTGATCCGATCGGCGGCGGACCGGGGCCGGGTCTGCGAGAGATCCAGCCCCTCCGGCACCTCGATGTTGAAGGGGTTAAGCATCTTCCAGGGAAATGACTGTGACCTTTTTCGGCGCCTCGTCCTCGTAGCCGTTGGTGTCGCGGATCTCGTCCGCGGTCTGGAGGCCGAAGAGGACTTCCGGGCAATAGACCCTGGCAAAGAAGGCCGCAGCACGGTACATGAACATCTGCGCTGGCATCGTCTCCCACTTGGAGCCGTTCTTGGAAAGCCAGCCCTCCGCCTTGACCATGTCCCAGGTGACAACCGTACCGCAGCAGACGCGGCCGGTCTGCAGGTTCGTGGCCTTGGCGTAGCAGGAGCCATCCTCAGAGGTGACGAACTCCAAAGGAGAGAATCGGCCGCTGCTATTGATGGCGGCGATACAAAACTGGCCTGACCAGCCGGGCTTGCCCTTCACAATGTACAGATTCTGCATAACCGTGAGAGGGGAGAGGCCGAGACGGTTTGCCATATCGATGGCGATCAGGCAGTTTTCCGGCTTACCCCGGTACGTCTGTTCCGGGACGATGTCCGATGCCGCCATGACCTTTGCGGCCTTGACCGCAGATTCCAGCATCTTCTTGTCGTTCCAGATGGATGGGGTGTATACGTTCTGCACCGGTGCGAGATCCGGCGCCGCCTCCGGCTGCTGTGGCTGCAGTGCCTGGCCGTTTTTGGTTTCATCCATTTTCAGCGGATTCCTCCTTGATTTTCTTTTGGCGCTTTTTCTTCTTAAGCGCACGGTGCAGCGCCAGGCAGGCCGTGGCAAGCGTGTCGTCAATTGGGAGATCTACCAGCTTATAAGTGCCGTCCTTTTTGAGCCAGATCAGCACCAGGCGCTCGACGGAGTAGCCCTCCTCAATTGCCCGGCGGTACAGGTTCAGGCAGGCCTCGTACAGTTTCCGGTGCCCCGGATCCATAGACGAAACGGTCTTGATGTCTGCAAGGGTATGCTTGCCGTCCAGGGTACCGTAACGATCGATGGTGCCGGCGTATTCCCCGGACGGGTGGGAGACAGCCCACTCGATCTTCTCCCAGTCGACCTCATGCTCCTTGCGGAAGCGGAGATAGGCCTGCAGATAGGGGAGGGCGTCATCGTCGGAGATCTCCACGGTGCCGTACTTGTCCAGGATCTCCGTGGCCTTGTGGATCCCGGTGCCCCGGGAGGCCGCACGGTCAAGGGTAAACTGGCCGATGTCGGAATAGATCTCCCTGGAGATAAAGCGCGTCAGCTCCGAGACGCTGGGGATCACTTCCCCGTCCAGGGTGTATGTGTGCGTGGGGTCGTAGAACAGGAGCTTAGCCATTACTCGGCCTCGTCTTTCCCGTCCTCGTCCGGGCCCAGGATCTCCTTGGCCAGGTCTTTGAGGAGGTCAGGCAGCTCAGAGCGCAGCTTTTCGGCAAAGAGCTTATCGCGCTCTTTCTTCGGCATGATGCCGAGAGCAAAGGCTTTGCGGGCTTCTTCTTCGCCAAAGTTTTCCTTGAAGGCCTTGACGATGCAGGCAAGGTCCGCACGCAGCTCCAGGCCGGAGCCTTTCAGCTGGGTTTCTCCGTATTTCGTTGTGATCATAGATTGTTCCTTTCCGGGCGTCAGCCCATGTAAGTGGCGGTGCAGCCGAGTGCTCTGGCTGCCTCCTGAAAATTGGTGTCCATGTAGTCGATCAGACGCTCCCGGCAGCAGTCCCGGCAGATCGTGCAGCCCTCGAACTCAAACGACCAGTCCCAGATCGGCTCCCCACAGTCAGAGCACAGGGTGGGCGGTTCCGGGCTGTAGCTATACCCGTTCTCGCCGGTTCTCATTGCCTGCCGGATCTCCGGGGCGTCCGGGATGTTCTCAATCATCCCTCGACAAGCTCCCAGGTGAAGCGGCCCTTGCCGGAGTTGCGCCACTGGCCCAGGCCGCGGAGCTGACCGTAGTCCAGCCACTCGACGACGGCGGGCAGGTGATCCTCGTCCAGGAGAAGGATGTCGAACTCCGCCCAGGATCCGGCGGGGATCTCCTCAGAGATAGCCAGGGCGACGCGCTCACCCTGGGGGGTGTTGGCGCGGAGGGGGCGCTGGCAGATCCCAACCTCGTCGGCCTCCGGCATGTGCAGCACGATCTGCCTGGGCTGGGGGAATATCATCCCGTCGATGATTTTTTTGAACGCCGTCAGCCGGGAACTTTCATTGACCGGCTTCTTTTTGCCGGTCTCAGGATCCTTTTTCGCCTGCCTGGCGAGCATGCTGCAGGCGTCTTTCATAAACCCTTTGATCTGGTAATCATACACAAAGGGCTCGCCGCCGGCGGTACGGGGGAAGACGGTAATGCCGCGATCCACGACGGCATCGGTGCCGACAGCTGCAACCTCTTCCTCAAGGGTGGCAGCGTCGGGGGCCTTGGAGGCCACGTAGTTGCGGTACAGATCCGCGTCATTGGGCGAGGTGCCCAGCATTCCTTCCGTGAGGGTGATCTTTACTCGAATTTTCTTCATTTGTTCTGTCCTTTCTTTTTTTGTTCGGTTGCGGGGCTTTCCCCGCAGTGCGATTCGGCGTTTCGCTTCTCCTTAGCGGTGCACAAGGTAGCATTGGTATGCCGCTGCGGCGAGTTGCAAAACCCTGTCATGCCGTCGCTGGGCCCCGGGAAGCAATGCCGTTCCTTTGCTGTCCGTCGGTTTGCTAAGCCGTGGCCATGCAGTGCTTGGCCCTGCTGCGCTGTTCCTCTGCATGGGTACGGTACGCTTCGCTTTCGCGTTGCCACATCTCGGCTTGCGTTGCCATAGCTCCTCTTCGTCTTGCCGTTCCATTGCGTTGCTGTGGTGAGCTTCGCACTTCTATGCTCTCGCCACGCCTCCCTCGCCTTGCCCTCGCGAAGAGGTGCTTGGCGTTGCCCTTGCAGCACACCACATTTCTTTTACCATGCAGGGCCGCGCCCGGCTGTGCTCCTCTGTCGCTATGCTCGACGATGCTGCGCTGTTCCCTCGCTTGGGTACGCTTCGCTTTTGCGGCGCCGCGGTTCGCTTTGCTAAGCCACTGCGGTTCCGTGCAATACAGTGCCTTGCCGCCGCGGGGCGGTTCCAATCCTTGCGCTGCCATGCTGTTGCTCTGCCCTGTTGCGCGCGGCTGTGCCTTCGCAGTGCTCATCGTTTCATAGAGTTGCTACGCCGTTGCGATGCCCAGCCTTGCCGTTGCAGCGCTCACATGGCCATTCATTGCCGCTGCGGTGGAGGTCTGTGCCCTGCCCAGCCGTTGCGCAGCTGTGGCGAGCCATGCCAACGCGAGGCTGGTCTTTGCACTGCCATTCCCTTGCTTAGTAGCGGATCGAGGCGCGGAGATCTTCCGGCGGGATCCCGAGGTAACGGCAGGCGGCGTAGATCTTCGACAGAGGCCAATCGTCAGAGCGCTGTTCGTTCATCATCCGGCCCCAGGTGCTTCGGCTGACGCCGACGGCCCTGGCCATGTCGTCATAGCTGCGGCGCTGAGCGTGGGCAGCTTCGAGGATCGCGCCCTTCACAAGGTCAGGCGCCGGCCGGCTGAATCGGTCTAAGCGGGTGCGAGGCATATTAGTTGCGTCCTTTCTCTGCTTCCATCAGCAGAAGGGCAAAGAATGCGAGAACCAGGAGAACGGCAGCACCGGCTGCCAGGGTTGCGTTGCTGGACATGGATAGCAGCGCAAGAATGAAGATCAGTTTTTTCATGTTCGCTCCTCTCTTACTGGTTTGTGAATGCGGCAGAGATCTCGTCGACAGTGACGCCGTATAGAGCGGCGAGCTGGGGGCGATACTTCTGCAGGGGAGGGTTGGTACCGCGCTCCCAGTTGCTGACGGCGGACTGATCCACATTCAGCCGCTTGGCAACCTCAGCCTGGGACAGCTTGGCGGCAACCCGGTAATGCTTGAGCCTGTTCATCAATACCTCCTCTCAAACCTCATAAACTATGAGTTTTCATATTGACACCCAAGCAAAAACCATGTAAGATTGAAGGTGCAGTAACAGTCCTACATGGTCTGAGCAAGGATGCCTGGGACGGCGGTGGCACGCCGTTCCGGGGATTCTTTGCCGCCTGTTTTCCGGTTTTGCGGATCCCCGGCGGCTTGGTTTCTCTCCCGGGCATTTCCCGGGGACGAGCTTATGATAACTCATGGTTTATGACGAGTCAACACCAAAACGTCACAAATTATGATGTTTGTGACAAAGATCAAATCCCCCACCCATTTTTCGACAGGGCTTTTGACGATGTTCACAATTGCTTGTAATCGTTTTGAATTCGGGAGTAACGAAAATGAAAAATAAAGCATCATCCTCTGCAAGCGATCTTCTGAAACTGCTTTTGTTCGTGGTCGTGTTTATCGCTTTCCTGTATCTGCTCGACAGCTGCGGTAAGGAATCCGAAAAGAGGTCAGATGAACGGCAGTCTCAGATTGTTGCCGACTTTATGAGCGACTACGGCAATCCGGGCGAGCGCGCCCTTGACGGTGCGTATGACCCTTCGGATCTCAGGAGCGGGTACGAGGACGGGGCGCTCGATATTGAGGACATCATGCAGGAATACGAGGACCTTTTCATGCGCTCCCTTGACGAGGCAAACAAATGGGATCAGGTGGAGAAAAAGTATTGGAGGTAACGGCATGGATATTACCGTTGAACGCATTGCGTCTCTTCTCCCGAAGGATAAAAACGGCAAGCTCGCTTACGGGGCGAAAATCGAATTCACGCGTTCGCTGGGCTTCAAAAAGGGCAATGTCTTTTCCATGTGGGAAAGTGGGACCAACAAGTCTTACATCGACTACCTTCCGGACATTGCCAAACAGTACGGTGTTTCAACCGACTGGCTGTTTGGGCTGACCGACGATCCGACGCCAACGGCTGCGGAAGCGCCGGAGGTCATAAAAAAATACCACGCTCTTGACGAGCATGGCAGAAAGCTGATCGACACGCTGCTTGCGCTGGAGCATGAGCGCTGCGCCGGATCGGAGGTTCAGACCGAGCCAGCGAAGGTCGAGTATATCAAGCACTATCTTGTCCCGGCTGCTGCCGGCTATGCTGCCCCGATTGAGGGGGAGGACTACGAGGAGATCCAGCGCCCCTCCGACGCGCCCGACGGTGCGGATTTCTGCATTACGATCCGCGGCGACAGCATGGAGCCTTATATCCCGGACGGGAGCCTGGCCTACGTTAAGCGAGGCGCGCAGCTGCAGGAGTTCGAGGTTGGGATCTTCTTTGTAGACGGCGACGTCTTCTGTAAGCAGTGGTGCATGGACCGCGCCGGCACGCTGCACCTGCTGTCGGCGAATCCGGCCAGAGAGGATGCCAACATCAGCATCCCGAGGGACGCCGGGCGAAACTGCGTTTGCTTTGGCAAGGTCCTGCTGCGTGAAAAGCTGCCGGAACCTGTGTACAGGTGAGGTACCGGGAATGAAAAAATACTGGTGGGTTATCCTGATTCTCCTGGTGCTGGCCTGGTTGGCTCCGTCTCCGGTGAAAAGCATCGGCGCTGCACCTGTCACAACATACGCAGCAGAAAGCCGGGCAGCCTCGACGGCAGCCCCGAACCCAGTATCAACTCCCAGGCAGACGCCGAAGCCGACGCCGGCCCCAACGAAAGCGCCCTCTGGTGACCCCACGTACATCCTGAACACAAACACTGACAAGTTTCATTATCCCTGGTGTTCGAGCGTGGACGACATGAAAGAGAAGAACAAGCGCGAGTTTTACGGCACGAGGGACGAGGCAATAGAAATGGGCTATGTGCCATGCAAGAGGTGTAACCCATAAAGACACGTCGGAAAGCACAGCGCTTCTCCTGCGCGATTCTGGAGTGTTAAACACGCGGTTTTGAGGTATTACCGTGGACATAGTGATGCAGACATGTAAATACTGCGGCAAAGAGACCCCGGCCGGCTCTGTCTTTTGCTGCGTCTGTGGCGAACGCCTGGCACGCAAGAAGCGAGAGAAGAAAACGGAGGTCAGAGTGCCGAAGCCACGGCAGCTGCAGAGTGGGACGTGGTTTGCCCAGGTGATGGTTCGGGGCGAGCGCGTGCCGGTCAGTGCGGCGACAGAAGCGGAGTATTACAACAAGGCCGAAGCGCTAAAGCTCGGCTTGGCCGAAGCAAAGAGGCAGCCCAAGGCCGTCTCCCTGGCCGAGGCAATCGACAGGTATATCTCCGCCCGGGATCTGTCGCCGGAGACTGTGCGCGGCTATCGTCGGACACAAAAGCGGTACAAGGATCTCATGCAGCGCAACGTGTACGGCCTGACGGCTGACGACGTGCGGGAGGCGATCAAGAAGGAGCCGAAGATCTACCGGATCCCGAAGGCCAGAGAGCTGCCGCGCGGGAAATGGGGCGCCGAGGTCGAGGCCGGGGGAGAAATCCGGAAGATCTCCGGCACTACCGTGGAGGAGTACGAGGCAAAAGCGCAGGCGTTCAAGCGGGAGATCCTGGGGGAGTCCCTGGCACCGAAGACGGCCAGAGACGACAAGGCCCTGATTGTCGAGGCGATCAAGGCGGAGACCGGCCAGGCGCTTGACGTGAGGATCGCAAAGGGAGCAAAGCAGGAACACCTGTTCCTGGATCCTGAACAGATCCGCGTATTCTGTGAAGCCATACGCGGGACAGATGTGGAGATTGCGGCGCTTCTGGCCCTGTCCAGCCTTCGCCGGTCTGAACTGCTGCACCTGGATTGGTCGGGCGTGGATCTCAAACACCGACGGCTGCAGGTTGCCGGTGCCGACGTTTACGACGAGAACAACAAGCGGGTAAGCAAGGCGGAGAACAAGACGGAGGGCAGCCGGCGCGTGGTCCCGATCATGATGGATCAGCTGCAGAAGGCCCTGGAGGCCGTCGGGAAGAAAGAGGGCAGGGTGGTGAGCTGCGCGCCGGACACGGTACGCCGCCGCGTCAACGCGATCTGCCGGGCCAACGGCCTGCCGGAGATCGGCACGCACGGCCTGCGCCATTCCTTTGCCAGCCTGGCGGCTCACCTGCAGATGCCCGAGGCAATCGCCATGGAAATCGGCGGCTGGCAGAATAACAAGATCATGCGGGAGATCTACGTGCATGTCTGGCAGGCGGACAAAGACCGCTATAAAAACGAAATGGCCAGCTTCTACAATTTGCAGAAACCGGCCGAAATTACTAACGGAATTACTAACGAGGATTAA